TCAACGATGCTGCTACCACCGTCTAGAAACGCGTTAGCGATACCTTCTACAGCTGGCATACCGATACCATCGTACATTAGTGTTGACGGCGAACTGATACCTAAAAAATCCTTCGCAGCTTCGAACGCGTCGCTAGCCGCTGATGTTACCGCGTCGGCTAACGCACTAGCGCCAGCGGATACGCCGTCAATCACACCCTGTATAATGTCGCCGCCTAGTTCTAGCGCGCGTGATACAAAGCCGCCTAGTAGATCATCGATTGCGGCAATGTTAAGATCCCATAACCCTTTAACGAGTGCTAGACCATCGGTAAATATGGTTTCTAGCGCGCCCATTAGCCCGGTTACTATTTGCGCACAACCAGCGGCGAATGTATCCCAATCAAGATTTATAATGCCTGTTACAACCTTGACTAAACCTTGAATGATATCTAACCCAGCTTTAAATAAACCGCTAATAGTATTCCATAGCGCGGTTGCTGTACCGACGATCAGCGCTTTATGGTTAAGCCAAAAGTTAGCAATGCCGTTTAATACTGTACCGACAATCGTACTAACAACATTTAATATACTTGTGATGATTTCTAATATCTGATTAAATGTGCTAGTTGTTGTTGCTGTAATATCCGCGCCGTTTTTCTTCCAAAATGCTAGTACAACCGACATAACAGCGGTAATAACTTTACTAACGCCGTTGATTACCGTATTTACGACGGTTGCTATACCTAAAAAGTTTTCGGTATAGGCTTTATACATTGCCGCGCCGATAGCAATAGCCGCAACGATCGGCGCGGCTACGCTTATAATAGCAGCAATAGCGCTTCCTATAGCCGATACTAGCACGATACCCAGCACACCCGCGACGCCCGCTAAAATTGGTTGCCAGTTGTTAGCAATCAGATCGGCTATTTGCTGTATTAGCGGATAGAACGGTTTTAGCGTTTCGATGACGGTATTGATAGCATTATTTACCGCTAGCGCCGTATTCGGTGCAACTCCTAGCGTTTCTAAAAATGATGTGAATGCACTAGTACCGTCTTCAACAATAGTAAATAGCCCTTCGAAGCCTAGATTATTGATAACTAGCGCCATATTATGAAAACTTAACGTTAAGCTATCAATTACGGCTAGTGCGCCGTCGGTTAGTATCGGTAATTGTGTACCTAACCAATCCGCTAATAGTTGTACAACTGGCGCTAATTTTTCGCCTACATCTAGTTGAAAGACGGCGAAACTAGCCATTATATCGTCAACAGCATCAGCTATGCCGGTATTCATCGTTGCGAAAGCGGTATCAGTTGCGCCAGCGCTATTAGCCATACCCGCTAGTGCGGTGCTAAATGCGTCGGTACCGCGCCCGGTTAGCGCTAGCGCAGCGTTGCCAGCTTCAACGCTACCGAACAGATCGTTAATACCCAATCCGCTAGCTTTAGCGTGCTTTTCAAGAAGCTGTAGCGCTTGTTGCACATTGCCGCCGCTAGCTTCGAAATCTTTAAAGCTTTGCCCGCTTAACTTCTCAAATAGATCGCTAACCTTTGTACCGTCTTTTGATAGTTCTACCAGCGCCGATCGCAGTTGTGTGGTAGCTACCGAAGTCGGTACACCTTGCAATGTCATCGCTGCTAATGCGGCTGTTATTTCTTCGAACTTAACATTAGCCGCCGCTGCTGTAGGCGTAACATTAAATAGGCTGGTTGATAATTGTTCAAAGTTTGTTTTACCTAATTTAACAGCCGTAAACATTAGATCGCTAGCTTTGCCAGCGCTAATTACATCGCTACCATATGCGTTAACAACCGATGATATACCGTCAACGGCAACAGATAGATCAGTTACGCCAGCGGTAGCAGCTTTGTTAGCATCTTCTAAGAATTTAAATACATTATCAGGCGGTACACCAGCTGACAACGATTGATAAAGCGCTGGTACAACTTTGTCAGGTAATACGCCGAATTCTTTACTAAAATCTTTAACCTGATCCGTCATATCGCCCATTGCATCAGCGCTTATGCCCGGTAACAGGGTAAATACTTCATTCATCGATGCTTGAAACGATGAAAACTTCTTGACGCTATCAACAGCGAAAGCGGCAACAGCCGCACCGCCTACAGCAAATGCGCCCGCTACCGCTGGGCCTAATTTACCAGTTATATTATCTACAAAATTATCGGCTTTAGCGCCAGCGGCGTCTATGCCCTTTTCATAGCCATCGCTATCTATGCCTAAACCGACTAGTAATTCTGTAATAACTGACATTTGCGATCCGTTACTGCTACTTTACGTTAACAAAGCCTACTAGCTAACTAGTAGGCTTTGTTGATCGTATATCATCGCCGCCTAGCTCCGCGTTTATTGCTTCAACTCTAGCTAACAGCGATTGCCAATCTAATTCTTCTTTATCGCCATATACTGGAAAGAATGTTAGCCAGGTTAGCGGTTTTTTACCCTTGCCTAGATGTGTATTGATATACGCCGAAGCGATAGTACCCGCGCGCTGGTCTTCGCGTGCGTTGCCGAACGGTTGTACCCTATAGTATGCTAACCATTCGGCAAATTCCGCACTATCTAGCCGTTGTTGAAGTTCGGCAACAGTACAGCCGCCGATCGCTAACGCTAGTTCGAACCAGAAACGCCGTTCGCTTCGGCTGGCAAGTTTTTTGCTAGTTCTTCTATGTCGCGTTCGGTAATACCGTTTAGCTGGCTAGCCGTAGTAAATATCTGATCTAGGATCGCGGCGTCGGTTTTGCCTAGTTCGTCTAGATCGGCTGGCAACCGCCAGTTGTACAGCGGTTCGCCGTTATCATCGATTAGGCAACGCGCGACTAGCCGCGCGCGAATGTTCGCCAGGTTAAGTACCCGCGTTTGCCCCTTGCCTGGTACGCGTGTACCTGTTATTTCGGCTTCGTATGCGTCGCGCTCCGCGCCCGTCATAACGCGTACGATTGCATCACATTGCCATTGTTCAATATAGACGCGTTCGGTTCGCGGCTTTGCGCTTTCTTCGCGTATGCGCTGGCGCGTTAGTACCTGGCGCGCAATTGGTTGTACGCTACCAGGCTGATCATTAGGTTGATCGTCGTGCGGCTGTTCGTTTTTGAGCGTTGCCATTTTGATCCCCTTTACTATCGTGCGCTATTAGTAGCGCAATTTGAACGCTTGACAAGTATTCGATACTATGCTATATTGACGTTGCCCGCAAATGAGCGGCAAAATTAGCGCATTAGCGCATAGGAGCTAAAGCAATGACTAGCACACCAGCCGCCGTTATAATCAGCTTTACCGACTTCGTAGCCGCCGCTACTTGCGCTTGGGAAGCTTCGGAGCGATTGAACAGCCGCGCGCCGTTGTACGTCGTTGAAAGCGCTAAAGGGAAACGGCTATATTGCGGCTGGTCTATTGATCGCGCGGTTGCTGTTATGGCGCGTAACACGCACGCGATCGGTACGCTGTGTACATTTGACGTTGACGGTAGATTTCTATTCGCGTTGCCTATGCCGCATTAGTCGCCAGCGCTCCGCGTAGCACATCAGCCGCCAGGTATTACGCCTGGCGGCTTTGTTGTGTGCTATGCTAGCGTCGGCTTGCCGCTGATCTTGACCGTGATCGATGCGGCTAGTTTGCCGTCGATCGCAACGTCGGCAACTTCGTACGCGCTGATGCTACCGCCAAACGTCCAAACGGTGCTAGCCGCATCAGGAAAGACCAGATCCCAAGTATCGCGCGGCATAGCGCCATTGCTGTTGAAGCCGGATAGCACGCCTGTAGCGGCGTTGTGCGTCGGGTTTGCTAGGATCATATTGATATCGAACGTTAGATCGCCGCCATCTTTCAAGCCGCCGATATATTCACGCCAGTAACCGGGCGATCGTAAATGCGTTGCTTCGATGCTATCGGCTTTGAAAGACGGCCCACCGATGTTAGTAACTTCGGCTATTTCGGTACCGTTGCGCCGAAGATAGGTACCCATTGCCGCTATAGCTTCGGTATTCGGGTTAGCCATTTTCTTTACTCCTATACGCGCGCGTACGCGCTAGTTGATCGATGCGCTAGTTGATCGATAATAGCGCGGCTGGCGCTAC